TTATTCTTGAACACAACGAATGAGGTGAGACTGCTTGATAATGGCTCTACGGGTTATCTTAACGCCACCATCAGTGAGACCGGCATGAAGTAGCGAGCTCTTTTTGATACCTATTTGAGCGTCATTTAGGACGGTATAAATGGCGCTGATACTGCCGAAATAATAGTCCTTTTTCTCGAAAATGAGATGTACGTGAATTATCTTAGTCATAAATTCATTATTTAGAAGTTTATTTCTACAAAGATATTCTAAATAATAAATATATAGAAGTATTTCCAAATAAAATATGTACTGTTTAGGGCGTTTAGAGGATATGACTTCATAAGTTCTTTTATATGCCCAAATGAATAAATGACGTTGATAAATAGCAATGAGGCGAAAGGTTAAAAACAAACTTAGGGATACCATAAGGGATACTGATAAGGGATACCTTATTTTGCAGAAAATAAGTGTGCCAACATGGTTTAGGGATACTTTTTTAACAATTAGAAAAGGATGTATTTCGTATGATGTTTCCTTTTAAGTTATGTTTTTAGGCGTTTAAATAAATATTTATAGGGGGATAGTATAGCGTTTTTAGCAAGTAGTATAATTGCACTAATCATATAAACTGCTGATTCATAATAGGTATTTATGGAATAAATGCTATTTTAGCGCAATAAACGTGCGTGCGTCGCAAATAATTGGCAGTATAGCTCAGTTGGTAGAGCACAGGTGTGCATACGTGATGATACATGTATGCAGATCTTTTGTCACAAGTTCGAGTCTTGTTGCTGCTGCAATGGTTTTTGAAGGTGTGAAGAACGCTCCCGGCATTCAGGGCTCCGACTGAGGGATAAAGCGTGCGGAGATTAAGGTAATTAATTAGTTGTTTGATGGAAACGCTCCCGGTGATTGTGCCGGGAGCATTATTTAGTATGAAAATAGATATTCCCATTATAAAAAGAAATATCATCCATGAGGTTCTCTATTCGCACAAGGAACTTCTACGGTATCAGCATGCACTCGAAATCCTATTTTGTGTAGTAAACGGATATGAACCTATTGATGGATATATAAGTGGCATCGAAGATGTAGGATATCGAGAGTTATATACTAAAATATTGAAAAAAGTCAAGGAGCTAAGAGCAGGCTTTCCAAGTGCCAATAATACCAGCAATACCAGCGAATAAACCTATCCAATTTGCTATTTTCTTATTTCTATTCTTGCGTCGCTGTTCTTTATATAGTTGAGTGAATGTATGTTTTCTTATAAAAGAGATTCCTTCTGGTAAAATTAAAAAGACTCCATCTTGAGATGATAACAATTTTCCCAACTTGAGTTCTTCCAAATCATGTCCAGCAGAAATATATTCAGTCTTATCATTCGGACTTGTAGTGTGGAGTATTATAGTTCGATTACTCTCTGTAGCCGCCAATAATATTTTATCTAATAGTGCAGCCCGTTCTTCGGTCATGGTCATTATAACTTTACGTTTAAATACTAATTCTCCGTTTTCATCTATCTCGTACATATTTGCCGCTTGTTTAATAAATTACTAATTATCCTTATTGATTTCCTCCTATTCATTTTATCGTTATTTAAAAGAACTTGCGGATGCTACCTTACTTTGCATTGATAGCACGCAACAATTGCTGTATCTGTACCATTTGTCCTTTCATGACATCCATATCATCTTCCAACTGATTAACCTTGTCATAATATGTTTCATTCAGATTCGGCATTTTAGCACTGAAGTACCATTCAGCATGGAGTATGGTGTTTATCTCCTGAGCTTCCAAATTAAAATTGGGGTAATTGATCTTATCTACATTATCTGACATGCAAACGAGGAATCCATGTTGACGAAATCGGTTCTTGATGCGTTTGATGTATGAACGCCCATCAGTGTCACTAATGACGTAGATGTGTTGGTCGGGCATGTCCTGCCATTCAGAACGGTCGAGTAATCTCACGATAACGTAGGAGCTATCCAATAATGTAGGTGACATACTTTCTCCTTTGATGCGGACGCAGAAGTATTTCTCACTATTACGCACCATGGATGAAGGCATTTTTATGGTATCTACTACTTCCAAATAATCGGGGTTATCGTAGCCGCAGCAGCCTGCTGCAACAGAGATGTCCACCAGTGGGATTGAAACAAAATCATCATTATTAAATGAATTAATAGACTTAGAGCTTGGGGCATTAACAGTAGTAGGCATAGTTCCATTACGCAACATGCTCCCCTCACCAGTGAGAAGCCATAGGGGATTTATATCTCGAAAATAGTCGATAATTTTAAGGATCATACCTTCGCCCATGTCTGCATTTCGCTTTTTTTGTGCACTGAGATAGCCATTGGATAGGCCAATTTCCTTCTCTATAGCTGTTGGTTTTAGACTTTTTTCGGCTAAATACTCATAAAATCTATCAATTGCCTTCATTTTGTAGAAAATAATCGGTTAATAATTTGCGCAAATCGAAAATAGTCGATAGCTTTGCACCGTGTTCAAGCAGAACAGCCCCAAAGATAAGAATTATTTTAATCAGAATTTAGATATGGAGAACAAAATCAGAAAGAAGATTGAACTGAGTGCTTCAGGCAAAGAGAAACTTGCCCGGATGTTCAATGTAACACACCGCAGTGTGTGTTATGCGCTTGACTTCAAACGTAACAGTGTACAAGCCGCAAAAATTAGGGAAGCTGCCCTAATCAATGGTGGTAAGTTGGTGGAGATTATTGATGTGACGGACTCTGCCAAGTGTACTGTGAAGGTGTTGGACTCTCATGGGAATGTGAAGGCGGTGATAGCTAATGATACGGTAACTTTATAATGGTATGGATATGCAAGAGAAAAAACAACAGCAGAATGCAAACCATTTCAGTTCGCATTCTTTTGCCGCAAGTCATCTGATACCCCTTGATAGCTTGCCCCTGTCACACAGAGAGTTTTACTTTTCCCATTGTGGCGTTCCACATACGGATAAGAAAGAGGACGGCAAAACTCTTCGGGGAAAGGAACTTCCTTCAGATGTTTTTGCAAGATGCGGGCTACGTTGAAACTGTTGCCTAAAGCTACGGATGAATGTGAGAACAGTTTGTCGATGAGCAACCGGAAATCCTTTATCGGTATTTCTGTCCGTTCAAAAGCACGGAAGCAGAAAATGTCCATACAGAATTCAGATTTCGTTTCGGAGTGTTCTTCTTCTGGAACGGGGAATCCGGAAAAATCCTCAACGATGGCATATTCCAGTTTCAGCGTGATGGCGATGGAGGTCAGCAACTCGTGGACAAAGATTCGGCAAAAAGGTATTTCCCCGGCATCTTTATAGACGATGCCGCAATTTACCCGCCATTGATTCTTTTTTAGACTCATAATGGTTGAATTAAGAGTTAGTATTAGTTAGACAGCTACAAATGTAGCGAAACTATCCCGGTTCGGGATGAATAGGGATAGATTTTTCAATTGAAATCAAAGAAAAAAGATATGAATAGAAAATTGACAGATAAAGAAGCGGCTTTCCTGCTTGAGCTGCGGGATCTGATGGCGAAGCATAACGCCATCGTATTTGCCGAGGACGGCCGTGTATGTTTCGACGTGGAATATTCCGATGTGGATGACCCGATGGAACCGGTCATGCTGCCGGAGGGACTCACGGTATATTACGAAATTGATGAATTCATAGAACAAAACTCTTAACCTTTACAAGACATGAAAACCTGGAGAACAATTCAGAAGATTGCCGTAGCCGTGGGCATGACCTATGGCATGTGGCTGGGAACCAATGTTGACGCAACGGATGCGGACAGCCGCAATGCGTTTGTAATCATCGTATTATCGGTCATCGTGGCGATATCGCTTTGTATGCCGGATAAGACGGATATCGAAACAGCTTAGGAACAGCTTGTTCGGCAAGTCCGGAATTTCCCTTGCCATGCGGAAGTGGCCGGCTCCCCGGTTCGATGCCGGGGCTTGCACAATGTTGAAAAGTATAAAGTTTCTGATTATGGAAATGTACGGTAAAATAAGGTGTGTCACTTTTCCTGAGCTGGTCTCGCAAGGAAGGATATTGAGTGTACCAAATTACAAAAAGAAGGTACGTGAGGGCAAGATCCGGGTTGTCCGTCCCGGTAAGGGGGCCGGTTCCTACGCTCTCATAGACTACACCAGTCTTCCCTCCCTTATTCGTGAGGCATACGACAGACTTTATCCCAATGCTTTGGAAGAAATGAAAGAACAATTAATGAGTAATATTATCCGCAGTGACAGCAGGGCTGTGGAATTCTATAGGACCTACCAACCCGCCATTTCTCTGGAACGCCAGGCTGAATATGTGCTGAATGCCGAGGTGATGAACGAGCTGGTCCGTGTGGAGAAAGAGACCGGATCCTTGCATAGCAAGTGCGGTTACAGCCGCAAGTCCATCGTGTGGGAAACGGTGCAAGGTACATGTGAGAAGCTTCGTGAACACTATGGACACACACTGCCCAAGACCCGTCTCCGCGAAAAATTCAACGCTTATAAAAAGATCGGCTACGCCGCCCTTGTCAACAAGAACACGGGCAACCAGGCGGCGCGCGTGGTGGTTCCCGAAGTGGCGCGGCTGTTGCTGAAGCTCCGCCGCAGCATTGTCCCCCGTTATACGGAGGCGCAGATTTTCGACGAGTACAACCGTCAGGCGGTGGAACGCGGCCTGAACATCATCAAGTCCCCCACCACCGTGAAGAACTATCTCAACGACCCTGCCGTGATGCCTATGTGGTATGCGGCGGTGCATGGCATGCAGAAATGGAAAGCCAAGTACACCAGCCTGATGAAGACCAGCCTCCCGCAGATGCGCGATGCCTTGTGGTATGGCGACGGTACCAAGTTGAACCTCTACTACAGAAACGAGCAGGGCAAGATGTGCACCACCGGCGTATATGAAGTGATGGATGCCTATAGCGAGACCCTGCTTGGATATGACATCGCCCCGAACGAGAATTTCGACTGCCAGTATCGTGCCTACCGCATGGCCGTGGAAGTTTCCGGCAGCCGTCCCTACGAGATAGTGACCGACAACCAGGGAGGACACAAGAAAGGCGACGCCGCGGGATTCTTCCAACGCCTTACGGTGCTCCACCGTCCCACGATGCCCTATAACGGACAGTCCAAGACCATAGAGAATGCCTTCTACCGTTTCCAGGCACAAGTCCTTCATGCCATCTGGCATTTCACGGGACAGAACGTGAACGCCAAGAAGCTGAACAGCAAGCCCAACCTGGAATTCATAGAGGAGAACGCCTACGCACTCCCCACGTTTGAAGAGCTGAAAACAATCTACAAGGAATGCCGTGACAGATGGAACAATGAGGAAAAGCACTTCGCCACCGGTATTCCACACATGGAGATGTACCGCATGAGCGGGAATCCCGAGGCCCAACCCGTTACGGAGGTTGACATGATGCGTATGTTCTGGCTGTGCCATCCCAAGGCCGTGACCTATACCAACTACGGACTTCTGTTTGAAATAGACAAACGGAAATACCACTATGACGTATATGCCGCCGACGGCCTGCGTGACGAGGCATGGGCGCTTCGCAATACCGGACGCGAGTTCACCGTGATGTATGATCCCATGGACATGACCCGCGTGGAGCTGTGGCGGAATATCGCCACCGGTGCCAAGTACAGCGCCACCGCCACTCCTAAGGTCACTGTCAGCCGCGCCACGCAGGAGCGCACACCGGAAGAGAGCAGCTTCATGCGGAAAACCATCGACCGGAACAAGGAGACCATGGCCGCCATCCAGCTGGAAGGCGAGCGTTTCGACCTTGACGAACGTATCGCAGCCGAGCTCTTCGGTCTTTCCACTCCCAAACCTAAGAACCTCAGCAAGAATAAGATGGACGAATACCGTGAAAGGCATGACCGTGGCGAGCTCCATATTCCTCTTTCCCTGCCGGAAAAACAGAAGCGGGAGGAGGCCGAAGCGGACACGGAAACCGATTACTCCACTATGGGGGAATATACCAAGGCACTCTCCAACATGACGTTGGACGAGCTGGCACTGGACAGATTTTAAACGGCAATCAATAACCAATTAAATACCATTCAAGAATGAAAGGACTAACCAAACAAGACAAGGATGCCATCCGCGATGCACTGATGGCCTACTGTGAGAACTTTCCCAGCCGCAACCGCGCCAGCGAGAGCCTGCAGGGTGTCAGTGCGGCTGTGGTGAGCCAGATTCTGAACACCAAGTACGAAAGCATCAGCGATGACATGTTCAGCCGCATAGCGGCGCAGATAGGTTTCAGCTTCGAGCATTGGACCATCTGCGAGAGTGAGAACTTCCGGCTCGCCACCTACGTGCTGGCCGACGCCCAGATGTACAAGAATGTCACCTGGATGGTGGGCGATGCCGGATGCGGCAAGACCACTGCCGCCATAGAGTTCCGTCGCACACACCGCAACGTGTTCTATATCCTTTGCTCGGAAGATATGAAACGCAGCGATTTTGTGCGCGAGATAGCCAAGCAGGTGGGCGCGCCTACCGACAGCACCAGCAACCTGCGTGACATGCTGGACTATGCGCTCGGTATGATCGGTTTTCTCCAGAACCCGCTGCTCATCTTCGATGAGGGGGACAAGCTGACGGACTGTGTATTGAATTACTTCATCAGCATCTACAACCGCCTGGAAGGACGCGCGGGTATCGTGTTCATGAGTACCGACTATATCAAGCGGCGTGTGGACAACGGGCTGAGATACAACAAGAAAGGCTACAAGGAAATCAACAGCCGTATCGGACGCAAGTTCTTCGACCTGAACGCCACCAGCCGCAATGACGTGTATGCCATCTGTCAGGCCAACGGGCTGACCGGTGAAGCCGAGATAAGACGTGTGCTGAAAGATGCTGAAACCAGTGACAATGACCTGCGCCGCGTGAAGCGGGTGATACATGCGCAGAAGCGCCGTGCCGAGCAGCAGAAAGGAGGGGCAGAGTAATGAGTGAGACTTTTGAACGTAATGCCAAGGGGGTACGTGAGATGCTTTCCATGAAGTTTGACACACTGGACTTTGAGGGGGTGTGGCATGACGCTTTCGGCACACCCGAGCGTCGGGGTGTCTGGTTTGTGTGGGGGAACTCCGGTAACGGAAAGACTTCATTTGTTATGCAGCTCTGCAAGTATCTCTGCCGTTTCGGCCGTGTGGCCTATAACAGTATGGAAGAAGGTGCCTGCCTCACCATGCAGGACACACTCCGCCGCTTTGGCATGATGGAGGTCAACCGTCGCTTTCTGCTTATCGACAATGAAAGCATCGAGCAGCTCAGCCTGCGTCTGAAACGTCAGAAGTCACCAGATTTTGTGGTGATAGACAGTTTCCAATACACACAGATGACCTATCGGCAGTATATTGAATTCAAGGAACGCCACCGTAACAAGCTGATGATTTTTATCAGCCATGCCAGTGGCAGGCTGCCTACCGGACGCAGTGGCAAGAGCGTGATGTTTGACGCGTCATTGAAAATCTACGTCGAGGGCTACCGGGCTTTCAGCAAGGGACGCTTCATCGGTCCGAAAGGCTACTATGACATCTGGCCGGAAGAGGCGGCAAGATATTGGGGAGAATGTAATATGTAATGAGCCATGAGAACGACTGCCGACAAACCTATCAGCGCCCAGCAGTTTAAAGCCCTGCACGCCACCTTCCACCGTATCGGCATGGATGACGAGGCCCGCCACGGCTGCATCTACGAGTTCACTTCCGGCCGTACGGAAAGCAGCCGGGAGCTGACAATGCAGGAGGCGCGACAGCTGCTGGAGCGGTTGAACCCGACGGACGACAAGGCACGGGCCATGCAGATGGCAGAAGCCAGGAACGTATTCCGGGACATCTACCGTCTTTCGTTCCTGATACCCCAGCTGAACCAGGGGTTTACCAGCGACAGTGAGGAGGAATACCGCATGAACGTGGCGAAGCTGAACATCTGGGCACGTAAGTACAGCAAAGTGCGCAAGGACGTTACAAGCATGAGGCTTTGGGAGCTCCAGGCCACCAAGAAACAGCTGGAGGCGTGGATGCGCCGTGAGGAAAGGAAACTTAAAAAGGATTGATACAATGAGAAAGAAACAGGAAATAAAGAAAGGAATTGCCATTCTCCGCATGAAAGGGGATAAAATCAGTCTGCTCCAGGCCAAGGTGCTGGAAAACGGGTATAATGAGAGTCAGGTGTTTGCCACCTACGTAGCTTCTGTTCCGGAGGAAGACAAGGACGAGACCGTGTTTTATGCCTGCCGTGACGCCGCCCGTTTTGCCGCAGGGCGATTATCGCTGGAAGAGCTGATACCCGATGCGGACAGATATCCGGTGACGGTTGACAGACCTGAGCCCAAAGAGCGCCAGTCAGTCAGTGTACGGGAGTTTGAGGCTCTGAAGCGTAAGGTCGCGCAGTTGGAAGGCTTTGTGGAGGATTTGTTGAAAGAACGCCGCCAACGTGCCGAATACCAGAAATTGCCGGATACGAACCGTGCGGACTATATCGGCCAGAAAGATGCTACAGAGCTTATAGGATGTAGCCGTGAGACGCTGAATGCCTGGCAGCGTAAGGGTTACATTACCGGATACCGCAAAGCCGGACTGGTCTATTACAGCAGGAGTGAGCTTGCCGCCGCTCCGGTTGTGCAGAATTTTATCACAATAAAGAAGGGGAGGAGATGAGATGTCAGATAATAATAATCAATATATCCCAATGGCCCATATCGTAGACAGGAACAAACGCCGTGAACGGCTGGCGTCCCGTCTCGAAGTCTGTGCAGACCGTATCTGTGACCTGCAGGACCGGTTGATGGCGGGTATTACCGCCTTGAGACCTATCGAGTACGACCGCCTGCTGGACGAATACCGCGCGGAGCTGGTGCGTTACGACAACATCGACCGGGAACTCCGGCAATTGGAGGACCCTACGAAAACAGAAGAGTACAGGTCTTATCACCGCAATGCCAGCAAGCTGCAGAAAAATAAAATCAACTATTAAATTATTAACCCTATCAAAAGAGCAAGAATTATGGCAAGAACAAAGAAGACAGTAGTCAGCGGCATCAGCCGCGAGCAGGCAGAGCAGGCCTTCGCAGATTTTGCGGCGGCCGATGCCAAAGTACAGAACCTCACCTCAAAAATGGACCTTGAGATGACCCGTATCCGCGAGAAGTATGCGGACCAGCTGGCAGAACTGTCTGCCACAAAGGAAAAGAACTTCGACATCATGCAGGCATACGCCGTAGAAAACAAGGAAGAACTGTTCTCCAGGAAGAAAAGCCTGGAAAGCGCCCATGGCGTATTCGGTTTCCGTACCGGCACACCGAAGCTGAAGAACCTGAAGGGGTTCACCTGGGCGGCAGTGACGAATTTATGCAAGGAGCTTTTGCCGCAGTATATCCGCACCAGTGAGGAGCTTGCCAAGGACAGACTGCTGGCTGACCGTGAGAATCCTGACGTGGTATCCTATTTCCCGAAGATCGGTGTGCAGGTGGTGCAGGAAGAGACCTTCTATGTGGAGCCTAAAAAGGAGAGTGATGCGGTTGAGCAGTGAGATGAGGGAGATACATCGTTGTTACCGGTACCGTCCCCGCGGTCGGTGCTGGGCGGTGTATCTCGATATCACCTACCGTCAGGGTGACAGCTTCCCTCCGGAGATATCCACTCTTGGCACCAAGGTGAATGAATATCCGACCAGGGAAGAGGCACGGCGCGAGGTGTACAGACTGAACGGCTGGAATTATGAAAGGAGAAAAAGAACTTAATACAGAACAAACCATGAGCAAGAAACAGAACGGGGTGCTGGTAACGGCGCCCCTCTTCGGAACGGGACGGGAGACCGTCGGAGAATTCCCGGGGTATTCCTGCGGCTATTGTCAGGGCAACGGCTATTTCCAGGGGGACATCACGGTAAAGGACACGGAGCTGGTCCCGTGCCCCAAGTGTGGCGGCACCGGCAAAGTGAAAGGCATCGTTACGGTGGACTGGGTACCGGACGGGGAAGTGAAACCCTGCCTCAAAGGGAATTCAAACGACATTTAACCACTGAAGTCCTATGCGTATTCCCGTAAAATACATTGTCCAGATAGACAATTTCCATGTGGCGGATTTCATCTTCTACTGGAACTATTATGACCAGCCCTGCTCCCTGCTTCTGCAGAAACCCAAAACGGAAGGGCTTACCGCCATCAAGCTGGTGGTTGACAGTGACGAGGCCGCCAGCTTTTTGCTCAGGGCGAAGGAGAAGACGGGATGCAGGCTATATCAGGTTGACTAAAGGCAATTCAAAAATGAATAGGAAAATAACTCAAATAATAATATTATGGAACGAAAATGGGCAGAATTATAAAGATGATAAGCTTATTCGCCGGCATTGGCGGTTTTGATTTGGCTGCCGATACTCTTGGCTGGGAAATTCTTTTTCAATCTGAAATAGACCCGTTTTGCCTGGAAGTGCTGAAGAAGCATTTTCCCAATATACCTAAATATGGAAATATAAATGAGATCAATGCGAAGAAATACAGAGGCAACGTTGATGTTGTGGCCGGAGGATTCCCCTGCCAACCGTTCAGTAACGCTGGGCTTCAGCGAGGGACAGAAGACCCCCGCTTTTTATGGCCGCCAATGTATCGAGTTATACGAGAGTGCCGGCCGACATGGGTCGTCGCTGAAAATGTTCTCGGACTTATTAGTAACGCAGACGGAGTGGTCTTCGAGCAAGTGTGCTTTGATTTGGAAAGTGAAGGCTACGAAGTACAACCGTTTATTGTTCCAGCTGCGGGTAAGGACTCTTTTCAAGAAAGGAAGCGAGTTTGGATTGTTGCCTGCCTTAACAGCTTCGGAAGCAAAAAGGATAAAGTTACGTCGGGAGAGCATTTTAAAGCATTCAGACAAATGAAAAAGCAATTACCTGACTGCACACATTTCGAGAGCTGGGTTCAATCCCTCCGATATTACTCCGGGCTGGATGGAGTGGTTTATGGGATTCCCAATTGGATGGACAGAACTCACGCCCTCGGAAATGCGATTGACCCGCGAGTAGCATACGAATTTTTAATAACAATAGATTATTTATTAGCGTAAAACTAGTAAGAAAGGAATAAAATGAGAACCCCAATTACATACTACGGAGGTAAGCAGCAGCTGGCATCCAAAATTATTTCCATGATGCCGGCGCATAAGATTTACTGCGAGCCTTTCTTTGGTGGCGGTGCTGTTTTCTTCCAAAAACCGAAAAGTTATCTTGAGGTAATCAATGACAAGAATGATAGGTTAATCACTTTCTACCGGCAGGTGCAAGAACATTTCGACGAATTGCGCTACCTGGTAGAGAACACTCTTCATTCGGAAACAGAATACCTGAAGGCTAAAGATTTCTATAACGGTCGGGTTCCGGCCGGAGACTTAGAGATAGCTTGGTCGGTATGGATGATTACCAATGGTTCGTTTTCCGGAAGTATGCACGGTGGCTGGAAATGGTGTAATGGCTCGGCAGGAAGCCATACCGGTGTGTTCATGCGAAACAAGCGTTCCGAGTTTAACGAAACCCTCCGTTCTCGTCTGGCCGAGGTACAGATTTCCTGCCGGGATGCTCTGGATGTTATTAAGCAACGAGACACACCGGAAACGTTCTTCTACCTGGACCCACCTTATCCCGGATGTACTCAAGGTCATTACCGTGGATATACCCACGAAGAATTGTTCCAGATGCTCACCGTCCTGCAGGGAATAAAAGGAAAATTCATCTTATCTAACTTTTGGTGCCAGACATTACGGTACTTCGTTGCTGTGAATAAATGGCACGTTGAAAAGATAGATATGCCTCTCAAAGTCGCCAATCTCACTAAGGCGAAACGTAAGACAGAGATTTTAATAAGTAACTATGAGCTAAATCCGATGTTGTTTGGCTAAAAACAAATCAGAAATGAATCAATCTTATCCCAGTGTGGTTTGACCGCCTATCCGGGAACAAGGTATGTTCTTGTGGCTGTTTTGCACATTTCGTGATTGAAAAGTTGGCAAACTCGCGGAAAATGCCGTTATTTGTAGCGTGTTCAAAATGGAAGTATGAATGATTCCGATACATGAACCTTTTGGGTAAGCAAGTGTTTTATAAGATATAATCAATATAGAATGGAGGCAAATATGTGTGTAATAAAAGAAATTGGTCGGTTCTTGAAGAAAGGGGCAGATACGTTTCGTGAAGCTTCCCAAGGACGATATTACGAAGAATCAGAGGCTATTGATGAACTGAAAAAGGAGATGTTTGGCAAAGAAGAAAAGCGCTCCGATGACAAGGCTAATCTGTTACGTGACCGCAGATCCGTAGAAGGCGATGTACGTAAATCATTGACTAATTTGGTTGTAGGATAATAATGGGAAAACAAGAAATCAAACAGAAGGAGACACAAGTTTCTACCAATGGAGGCATAGGAAAGCAATTGGAACAAACTTTTACGGTGGATGATAATTGTTTGCCCTCACCAGGTGAATTACAGGCTTATAAGAATATTGACCCTCGAATAGTGGATTATTTAATAGATGCTTCAGTCAAAGAGCAAACGCATCGTCATGCAATGGATAAGCAGAAACTTCAAATTATAAAGAAAACGGAAGGACGTATTGGAAGAATGAATTGGTGGGGAATGTTCTTTGCTTTTCTTTGTATACTTGTCTTTTCGACAGTTACAGGTTACGCTTTGTATTTGGATAAGCCTTGGTTTGCCGGTATAATGGGAGGTGCTGTGTTGATTTCAATTGTCTCAATATTCGTCAAGGGTAATTCGGAAGAGAATTCAGCAAAAAAGAAATGATGGTTGCTTTCTCTCAACCAGTAATAAGGTAAAAGCCGCTGCGGTCCTCCCGTCAGCGGCTTTCTTTTTGTCTTTTTGTTCTTCTGTCCAAGAGCCTCACTCTCCCGGTTCCCCCAGGCACTCCGTTATCGCCTCATGCTGCAGCGGTGTCAATGCCCGCTGTCGGGGTTTGTAGTGCAGCTGTGCCAGCCGTTCCTGCAGTTCGGTGTTCAGCTTTATCCATCGGTGCAGCTGTGCCGAGGCGCTGCGGGGTGTGGAGTTTGGGAAATAGGCTTGTGCCAGGTCACTCATGTAGATTGCTTTCATGTATTCGTCTCTATCCAATGTACGGTCAAAAAATTACCCGCAGGTAGTTGGCTCACTACTTACGGGTAGTTGGTCATTTACTACGGGGTAGTCATTGCACTGCTACCGGGCGGTTCTCATCCCAGTGGGTTTTCGCCCTGGTCGCCGTCGCTGCCGCCCTGGTCGCCACCTCCTCCGGTGTTTCCGCCGTCGTCGGGCAGGGGTGCTTCGCCCTTCTTGGCCACGCGCTTGAAGGTGAGTCCGCCGTCGCCCGCACGGGTGGCAGCCTTGATGGGCTTGCCGGGGCGGAACTGGATGTTGGTGCCGGTGATGTTGGCGCTGGTGAATTTCTTCTCGGTATCGGCACCGGTGCTGCACAGCTGTATTTGGAAGCTTCCGAAGTTCTCCAGGCGCACAATCTTGCCTGCCGCCAGGTTCTTGTTGACTTGCTTAATCAATGCTCGGATGGCGTTCAGCACATCACCGTCGGTCAGGGAGGTGGCGTAGGAAATTTCCTCGGCCATCTCGTCCATGGTTACTTCGCCTGCGGCTTGCGCCTTGGCGTAGAAAAGTTTGGGGGCGTTGTCGTCGCCCGGCATGCTGCTCATCAGAGCAAGGGAATAGTTTACCATTTCATTTACGATTTTACAATTTACGATTTGCGATTCGGCTGCGCTGTACAGTCCGCTGCCTCTTCGCGTTTGTTTCCGTCATGTCCGCGAACTTGACGCGGCAAAGATGGGCGAAACGGGCTATTCCGTGTTGTAGTATGTGCTTTCCGGGCGTATTAGTTGCATAAATGTGCGTTTATAATTATTTTTGTAGCAGGTAATCAGACAGTTCAGGGTAATCACAAATCAGTTTTCAGGGTATGAAGAAATATCATCGTTCCATTGTCGGCCGGAGCTATGCGCACCGGGTGAGGGAAATTCTCCGCATCTACGACGAACACAGCCGTAGCGGCCTCAGCAACCGCGAAATCCTCCGCCGTTACATCTGGCCGCTCTATCCCATCTGCGAAAAGACGTTCTACAACATCATCAACGCCAGTGCCGACCCGCGCGTGATATGCCAGCAGGCCGAACTGGAACGCCAGTTGTCGCTATTCTGAATACGGCTCGTCCACGCTCGTGGAGTACTCCGTTTCGTATACCTTTATCTCGCCGGGCAGGGCATAGAGCTTGCTGGTGCGGCGTGTCAGTGCCGAGCTGCATCCGTCGAACTGCCAGCCGCGCAGGCATGCGTCCAGCCGGTCGGCCGCCTGCATGCGTTCGGAGGCGTGCTGCGCTTGCGGGGCATCGCTGTGGCAGTCGAAGGCCAGGCGGACGCTGAGGGTGCAGTGTCCGTGCTGCCAGTTATCCTTCTGGTTGCTCCATGCCGTTTCCAGCGGGCTCAGGAGGATGCAGGGGAAGGTTACGGGATATTGTTCCCCGCCATTCTTCAGGGCATCCAGCTGGCCATAATCTTCGTCGATTAGGGAGACGGTGTCGCCCATTGTTCCGGCTATCTGCTGCCGGAGGTCATTGAATAGTTGTTCCATTGTTTTAAGAATCAATTTGGTTACGTATTGCGCAAAATTCATCATCTTCTGCGTGATTCGGAAAAAACCGGGGAACGGTTACCAAACTATGTGTAGCGGTTACGCACTTGTGTGTAACCGCTACACACTTTTTTGTGTGCCTGCATCCTTCGGTGTAGCTTTGCGTCAGATTGATAAACGTAACCGACATGTATCGAAGATTGCAAAACATAGACCGAATGCCCCGGGGACTGCGCAACAACAATCCCGGCAATATCCGACTTTCTGCCGCCACCTGTTGGCAAGGAGAGGTGCGCCCCTCGCAGGACAAGTCGTTCTGCCAGTTCCGGACGATGGGCTACGGCTACCGTGCCCTCATCAAGCTGTTGCAGAATTACCGCCGCCTCTATGGATGCCGCACGGTGGCCAACTTTATCAATCGCTGGGCACCTCCTTCGGAGAATAATACATCGGGCTACATCCGGCATGTATGCACCGCCATGCAGGTTCCTACCACCTGCATACCCGATGTGTCCGACCGTGCCACCATGTGCGCCCTGGCAGCAGCCATTTCGCAAGTAGAGAATGGAGTGCCTGCCGTGATGGCCGACGTGGAAGCCGGCTGGAACCTCTTGTAAATCGTATATAAAGAAAATGAACGAATTTTGGAACATATTGGCGTCTGCACTGTCCGGTGGCCTCGCGGTCCAGGTCATCAACTGGGTCCGCAACCGGCGGCTTTCCAAGGCACGCCAGGGAGGCGACATCGATGCCACCTATATAGACAACATCAATATGCTCCGCGAAGAACTGATAAAGATTCAAGATGAAAACCGAAAACTCTACAGGGCCATTGCCCGGCTGGACCGCACGGTGGCGAAAGCTGTTTCTTGCCGTCATTGGGACGATTGCCCTGTCCGGAGCGAGTTGCAGAAGTCCGGCTCCGATGATGACCACCGTCCGCAGCCTAAGCGACAGTGTGCAAAGCGCAAGACAATCCGTTCTAATCCTCCTGCCCGTTCCGGCCAGCGAAGTGAAGATGGCATTGCCGATGGACCGCCTGGCTGTGCTGCCCCGGGGGGCGGGATATAGCGGGCGCAGCGGGCAGGCCACGGTCGGCGTGATGCGCGGCGGCGGCGATACTTTGATATTCACCTCCACCTGCGACAGCCTGGCCCGCCGGGTGATTGCCCTCCGTGAAGAGCTGACCCGCATCCGCAGTGAAACCGTCCGTGCAGTGGAAGAGCAACCGCCGGAAGTGCTGCATAGCCCCACCGGGTGGCAGTGGTTCTGGATAAGAACCGGACAAGCGGCGGCAGCCGTACTGTCTTTAAGCATTGTTTACAGGCTCCTCAAGCGGCGCCTGAAAACTCGAAATTCATAGTTTATAATTCATAATTCAAAAAAAAGTACTTATGGCAAAACAAGGATATGTGAACGGCAGTGACCTGCTGATGAGCATTGGTGGCAAAGCGTGCGGACATTGCACCAGCCACACCGCAACTTACAACAGCGAAACGAAAGACCGCGCAGTGAAACCCGCCTCTACAGAGTCGGCAGCCAACGCCGGATTGTTCAAGGAAAAGACCGTGACCGGACTCAGTGTCCAGGTGAAGTGCGAAGGCCTCCGCTTCTATGGCGAAGAGGAAAACGGCATGAAGGAACTGCTGGCCAAGTGGAAAACCGGTGCTACGGTAGAGCTCAAAGGCTTTGCCCGCGGCAGCGATGCAGCACCCTACATGAGCGGCAGCTTCATCATCTCCACCCTCGAAGAGGCAGCGCCTGCAGGTGATGATACCACTTACAACGCTACCTTCGACAACAGCGGAGTGGTGACCATCGACGAAGCGAAAGTGGACGGAACCGTAGCACAAGGTTGACGGCATGAAACGGATCACAGTATATGGTAAGGAGTACCCCATGCGCATGACCATGGGGGCTATGCTCCGCTTCAAGCGTGAGACGGATCGGGATGTGAGCGAGATTGGCACGGACGTAAGCCTGATGGTAATCTTCCTCTTCTGCTGCGTGGCAAGTGCCTGCAATGCCGACGGTGTGGCCTTCGACCTGGATATCGACAAGTTTGCCGACGGGCTGGGCATGGACATGCTGAATGAGTTTGCAGAAACCATGCAGGAAGACGTTGACGAGTCAAAAAAAAAGCCGGAGACGACATCCCCGCAGACATTGACGAACTGATGGGACTGGCTGTGGGGAGTATCGGCATGAGTCTGACGGACTTCTGCCGATGCGCTCCTCGCGAATTCTTCTGTATCTACAGGCATTGGGAGCGGACGCAGGTGCGCGATCCTTGGGAACGTGCCCGGTTCCTGGCATGTTGCGTGCTGCAACCGTATAGCAAAAAGGCGTTGAAGGCGACGGATGTGTGCAGGTTTGGTTGGGACAAGCCACAAGAAGCCGCAGTGCCGGTAGCAGAAAGTACCCGCGAGCGGTTTGAAGAACTGAAGCAGAGGGCAGAGATTAAAATGGAATGAATTTTTCTTTTATAATAAAGTAATAGAATGGATATGTTTAAGAAAATAAAAGTTTTGGGCAGCGGCATGGGGAAGGACTATTTTTGTTCTTTCCGTTGTCGGAGGGCTTCTTCCTTTTTCTTTCTTTTCTCTTCTTTTTGCAGACGGATAACTTCTCTTAGCTGTGCATTGTGCTCTTTCATTTGTCGAAGTTCCTCTTTACGCCGTCGGCTTCTTTCTGCTCCTCTGACATTACTTTCATGCAGCTTTCTGGCAAGCCATCCGTACTTTTCCGGGTCGTCGGGTTCCTTCTTTTTCTCCCAATCAGACCATTTAACTCCAAAGAAAATTTGGGTTGAAGTATCACTGCGTCCGCACCGAAGCACAATGTACAATATGACTACAATTATATAGAAAATGATATATCCCATTATTCAGCAAAGTTATTAAAATAATAGTTCACAAAGATATGGAAAAGAATTCATACACAATAGATTTTGATTTGAAAAACAATCCTTCTGAAACTCTTAGGGATATTAACGGACTTTTGGTAGAGATACAAAAAAGCACCCGTACAATGAGCTTGAAATCATATAAGAAGATTGAAAAGATAGCTTCGGCCGGCAATGCTTATTTTTGTTTTGCCTTCGCCTTCTTTTGTTCTTCCTTCAGCAGCCTTTTCCGCTCTTTCTCTTTTATCTTTTGTTCTTCCCGTTGTCGGAGGGCTTCTTCCTTTTTCTTTCTTTTCTCTTCTTTTTGCAGACGGATAACTTCTTGCATTTGTGCAATGTGTTCGTCTAACTGGCGGATTTCTTCTTTACGCCGTCGGCTTCTTTCTGCTCCTCTGACATTACTTTCATGCAGCTTTCTGGCAAGCCATCCGTACTTTTCCGGGTC